AAAGATCATCATAGAAGAATGTCCTGGGTCTACTATATTAATGATGACTATACTGGAGGAGAGATTTCTTTTCCAAGATTTAATTTAACATATAAACCAGTAGCAAATGAGTTTATAGTATTTCCATCAAACTATATTTACAACCACTCAGTTCTTCCAGTAATAGAAGGAACGAGATACGCAGTTGTTAGTTGGCTAAAATAATGATAGACATGGCTTTAGTTGAGCAGGCAAGGTTAGAAAACAGAATCCATATATTTAAAAATGTTTTTACAAATTTGCCATCATTAGATACAATTATGTCAATGGTTTCTAAGTATGTTGATGAGGATTTGACTGCTTTCCCAGACAGGTCATATCTTTTAAATGATTTTGTTGAAGGCGAATCTTCTGACATGAGATTAAAATGTAGGTTTTGGTCAAGAATGGCTTTTCAACTTTATGATACCAACGACCTATACATGTCTATAATCCCAGAGTTGGGTCCAGTAACTGAGTGGGGTCTTTCACATTATCCAGCAGATATTTATACTGGTAATTTTTGCTTAGTATCTTTAATGAAAAACAGGGGAGTTGTAGGAAGTAAACATAGAGACTATGTTGATCAATTCCAGTGGGTAGTTAAAGGTGAGATGATTTGGCGCACAGGAGAGAATTTAGAGAATGAGCATCATCTTGTAGAAGGCGACTTTGTTTTTATCCCTAAAAATCTTGCTCACGAGGTTGAAACACTAGTAGCCCCACGAGTAGCAATTAATTTAATATTAAGAAACTAAAAAGCACCCATAGGTTTTACCCTACAGGTGCCTCTAGTTATTATATTTTACTTGGGAAATTTACTCATCCAAAATTTGGTTCTTGGAGTGATGCCCTTCCATGAGGACCAATCATCTCCACCGTTTGTCATGTAGTATGCAATCTCTGCATTCTTGACGGGATTGAATAGTTCAGCGTTAGAGTCAAGATCAAACTTGGTTCTACGATCAGGACCAAGAGCGTCAATCATATTAATTTGGAACATACCATAAGACGAGTCACCAGTCTTGTGATTGCCGTTAAAAGCCAATGGTCGCCCATTAGACTCTTTTTTAGCCACTGCCCAAGCAACTACAAGGTCTTTACCCTTGAAGCCTACTAGTGAAAGCAGTTCCTTTAGTTCTAAATCAGTCAGAGAAACCTTGTTCTCAAAACTCTCTAACTTTTTAGCCTTAGAAACCAAAAAAACCTCTTTCGAGGCGGTTTCCAATGTCTGAGCCTGTTCTATGCTCAAGTTGTTTTTAGTATCAAGACCTGAATCAGCATTGGCTCCGTTCGACAAAACAGTTACTAATGCTACGATACTGAGTGTGCTAATGATCTCTTTGTTTCTTTCGATAAATTTAATCATAGTTTCCTCCTTAGAAAACAATAACACCTTGGTAGGTGTCTACTGACAAGTATAGCATAATTTTAAGCCAAAGGTCAAATCTGGGTGTATAATAATTTTATTATGACTACATATGACTTTTCTACCACGGGAGTCAAGTACCCCCTTGAAAACTCCCCTGTAAACGTACATGGAGACTTTAAAAAACTGGCAGAATCTCTGGATGCAATATTGCCAGCATATGGTGTATCATATTTTCAAATTAATGTTCACAATAATAGTGGTGGTTCACTTGCTGCTGGAGTTCCAGTATACGTAACATCAACTGGTTATACAGCAAAAACAACTATTGCAAAATCTTTGCCATCAGTAACAGCACCAGTTCTTGGTTTACTAAAGACACCAGTCGCAAATAACTCTGATGGAGTTGTTGTCGTTGCTGGAGTAATGGATGGACTCGACACTAACAGTTTTCTTGCTGGGCAAACACTTTACGTTGGGACTTCAGGTGGGCTAACAAATATAAGACCATCAAATGGATCGGCAGCAGTTGGAATTTGTGCATATAAAGATTCTGTAAACGGAATAGTAATAGTAGAGGCAAAAGGAAACGGTACCTGGGGAGCACTCAGAGACGGTTTGTCGTGATATAATAAACAAATGGCAACTTTAAGAGGATCTCAATCATTATATAATATAGGTAATCCACCACCAACAGTTATTTGGACTGTAGTTCGTGGAGACACATCTGGTTTTAAGGTTTATGTAACAGACGATGCCAAAGATCCTTTGATTTTAAAAGGTCCTGGATCTGAATGGGATATTGCAATGAAGATTAAAAGACCTACTTCAACTCCTGGAGTAATTACAGATGATGCTACAACAATAATGGCTTTACATCCAGTTGCAGATGAAGACGACCTTGTTGGAGAGTTTACAGTTTGGCTTACAGCAGAAGAATCTAATGTCTTGCAAACAGGAGACATCTTTGATATTCAAGTTAGCGACCCAACAAGAGTCTGGACAGTTGCTCAGGGTAGCATGAGAATTCTTGAAGATGTAACAGATTAATGGCAACATCAGTAATTCTTGATGACCTACAAAACAAGACAGAGCGAATCTTTCCAATAGATTATTCAGAAGTCAAGATAGAAGACTTTACAAGAAAAACAGTTATAACTGAGGTTTTGCCTTTTAGAGTTAAGTTTACAGCCATTCAAATTGTGGCTATTGGTTTGGGAAATACCCCAGCAATTCCTCTGCAAGTTATTGGCTATAGCAACTATATTCTCTAATAGTATTATTAAAAGGGATGATATAATTACGACATGGCTAAAATATCAATTCCATCAGTTAAAAGTCTATTTCAAACAGGTGATAGACCTACTCAAGAAAATTATGAAGATTTAATTGATACCGTCGCAGCACAGGCAACAGACCTTGGCTCAGCAGGTAACAATGAAAACACAATCAACGGTATTGAGAACGTAACTGTTATTGATAACTTTGATGCTACAGTTTGGCGTATGGTTAAGTATATTGTTTCAATATCAAAGACCACAGCAGGGGACAACAAGTTCTATGCAACCGAACTAACAATTCTCGTTGACGGTACAAATGTAAGTGTCAGCGAATACGGAACAATCGACAATGATGGGAATATTGGCACCATTAATGTCTCTCGCACTGGAAATACCGTGGCCCTAACAGTCACTCCAGATAATGCGATCAAGCCAGTCACAGTTCGTTACGCACGAATTGGACTTAAGGCATAACTAAGGAGATATAAAAAATGGCAACAGTAAATAAAGATTTTAAGATTAAGAGTGGTCTCGTCGTTGAAGGTACAACAGGTACAATCAATGGTTTAGACATTCTTACAAAGAAGCAAGCAGACCAAGATTACATCGTTGGTCTTATTGGTGGTACAGCAACATCTGCTAACACACCAAACACAGTTGTAAAGCGTGATGCTAACGGTAACTTTGCTGCAGGCATAATTACGGCAAATATTACTGGTGATGTAACAGGTGATGTAACTGGTCAAGTATCAGATATTTCAAACCACGATACAGACGATCTTGCTGAAGGTTCAAGACTATATTTTACAAACCAAAGAGCACTTGATGCAACTAACGCTGCATACGATGCAGCAGGAACTGCAGCAACAGAAGCAGGAAATGTAGCACAAGATCTTACAGATCACGAGAACCTAACTTCAGGAGTACACGGAGTAACTGGTTCAGTAGTTGGAACAACTGACACACAAGATATTTCAAATAAGAGAATAATTGATACACTTTACTTTACAGATGGTGTAACAGTTAATAATGAAGCAGAAATTGAAGTACAGGCTGGAAGCCACGTATTTAATGTTCAGGCCAACTACGGAGACCTTAACCTTAAGGCAGTAGCAACAAATGCTAGTGTTTATGTAATCTCAGAAGATGCAGACATTGTTCTTACAGCAGATGGTGGTTCATACATTGGAACAGTTGCAGCAGAAAATGAAATTGCAACTAAGGGATACGCAGATGGTGTAGCAGGAGATGTTGCATCAGATTTGTCAACACACGAACAAGCAACAACTGGTGTTCATGGCGTAACTGGAAATATCGTTGGAACAACAGACACACAGACACTTTCTAATAAGACACTTGGTAGCGACCTTGCTGCTGGTGGATATAAGGTTTCAGGTCTTTTGAATCCTTCAGCAAACCAGGATGCAGCAACAAAGTCATATGTTGATACAGCAGTATCAAACCTAATTGGTGCAGCACCTGAACTTCTTGACACTCTTAACGAGTTAGCAGAAGCAATTGGTGATGACGAAGACTTTATTGGAACAGTTACAGCATCAATTGGTGAAAAGGTAGCAAAGGCTGGCGACAGCATGTCTGGCAACCTTGACTTTGGTGGAACAAGTAAGGTAACAAGCCTTGCAGCACCAACAAACTCAGGCGATGCAGCAAACAAGAACTATGTTGATACAGAGATTTCAACTCTTGATACAGCAGCACAGGGTTATGCTAACACAGCAGAAGACGATGCTAAGGCATACACAGATCTTCGTGAGATTGCAATAACAACTGCTTATGAATCATATGCAGATACAGCAGAAGCAGATGCAAAGACTTATGCAGATGGTTTAGCAGTAAACTATGATGCATCAGGTTCTGCTTCAGCAGCACAGACAGCAGCAGAAGGTTTTGCTACTGGTCTTAACAATACAACTAATGATCGTATTGATGACCTCACAACATCTGATATTCCAGAAGGTTCAAACCTTTACTTTACAGATTACGCAGCAAAGACTTCAGCAGTTGATCTTTTGACTAATGCTACAAAGAATAATATTGAGATTACTTGGAGCAATCCAACAGGTCTTGTTATTACCGCAGAAAACGGTGTAGCAGATTCTACAACATCTGATCTTGCAGAAGGTTCTAACCTTTACTTCACAGACGAGAGAGCACTTAGTGCAATCAGTGGCGAAAATATTCAACCACAGTCAATTGACATCACATGGGTTCGTCGTGAAGAAGCAACTTGGACAGATGTCGCAACTGCTTCAAAGGCTACCTGTCACTCAGCAGGAACAAGCGAGGGAAGCATGAAGTACCTTGTTCGTGTAACAGCATCAGTTGGAGGAACTCGTCACTCACATGTTACAGAAGTTCTTGCAACAGTCGATGGTGCAAATGGAGTAGCAGTTGTCGAATACGGAACAATCTACACATCAGCAGAACCACTAGCAACTGTAACAGTTGAATGGAATGCTGCAACATCAAAGTATGACCTAAATGTAACTACAGCAAATAACTCTTCAGAGGTTATGGTTGCAGCAACATTGATGGCAACACTTGACTAAGTTCTAAAAAATAAAAAATAGTTGGAAGAAGGAGTAGTAAATGGCAACAGTCGAAAAAGACTTCAAAGTCAAGAATGGATTAGTCGTTACAAACGGCGGTACATTCGGAGATGCAGTAACAGTAGGAGCACCAACTCTTAATGCCCATGCAGCAACTAAGGAGTAT